GAAGTATTCGGTGGGGTATATAAACCCGAAGTATTGGCGCACTTATTAGACGTAGAACCACATATAGCCACGCCATGTATATCTACCTTTACTTTTAAGAGATGCTGTTAATGTGGTTCCGTGAGTGCCATTCCCTAAACGTCTGATAGCATCTGCTTTAGATTCAAAGAAGATCTCTTCCCATGTGATCTTATGAATACCTTTCACTGGTTTCTTTTTAGTTTTGTGTTCAAGCAGCTTCCATCTATGACCATATGAGATGTAACCCTTACGTGCTGATTTTAGTATGTTAGCGTTACGGTTTGGATTACCTGCAAGTTCTGCTGCCGCAACTCTTGCATTCTCCCACTCTTTTAATTCGCCTGTTTCTATGTTCATACTCTGAATACGTATACCAGAGTGTTTACCAGTTCCTCTATTTTCATCTGTAAATGTAGGAAGATTCTTAGGTTTCTTCTCTATAACTGTAAAGGTCTTAGTAGGAGTTTCTTCTATTATATGATCACTATCATTGTATTCTGGTTTATATCTTCCTATCCAATACTCTGTTTTCTCAATAAGATCTAATTTATTACAGGCATCTATTTCTTTTATATTGAATGTATGATTACCATACTTACGCATTGCAATATGTAATGGTTCTTTGGACATACGGTTAGCACACTCAATATGGTGTTTCCACTCTTTATTGAGCATACTTGTGGTGTTTCCGATGTATTTGTGTCCTGTATCGGTGTTGATGATTAGATATACACTGCCTTGCAAAACTACCCTCCAGATGGTATTATAAATAACGGTTATTTTATATTATCTAGGATATGTTGTATTTTAGAGAGTGTTTTTTATAATAATTTGAGTTAATGTATAATGATTCTCAATTGCAATAAGTAATTCTCATTAATGTTGGGTATTGCTGAGTATTGTGTGTTAATGTGTGTTCTTATTGTAAGTTTAGCGAGCGTAGCATGGAACGCGGAGTTTGTCAACCCACGGGGCGCGATTTTCTGGGCGAGATTAGAAGATCTTATATACGCTACGAGATTTCTAGACGAGATATATGTTACAATAATGACATAAGTCTCGACTATATACATATATACTACTATGCATCTCGACGAGATACAGGTGTGACAAGAAGGTTGCAATCTCGTCGAAAATACAGTATAATCATAAAGTAAACTAATCAAATCTCGACGAGTTATGTACGACGATTACGATCTAGAATATTCATACACACCTGAATATACATATGATCTCGACGAGACCTATGACATGTGGGCGCAATCATATAATGCGCTAGATGAAGACGTACAACAAGACGACGAATACGCACGAGATAATGACACATATGAGGCACTTGCGTATCGTCATTACGCATGATATAATACACACGTATACATCACACATCTCGCCACTAGACACATGTACACAACTACTAAGCGCCTGGTTAGTGTCACTCTCGATATAGAGTGTTATGATGACTTGCCCCTAGAAGATTACGACTGGAAAGAAGTCTTAGGTCTTGAAGGTGGCGAGAATGTTCATGTTAACATCAAAGAAATGGCAGATATGTATTGATTGTGCCAGTTCGTGGACTGGTTTAAAGATGATCTATTCTCAATAGCAAGATCTTATTGAGAATAAAACCAATTGTAGAAGTGGCACACAACCCCTTGCGGATTCGTTCGTGAGGGGTTATTGTTATATCAAGTTCAAAAAAGTTCTTTTGAAAACTTTCACTCCAAACCCACATCTGGAAATGTTAATGCAACGGGAACAATTGATGGAAGATATTGACTCAATTGTTGATGGTGAACTTAGTGGTATTATTAGTGATGGATTGAGAGATGAATTGGTAAGACGCCTATGTGATGCCGTATGTAAAAACTTCCCTGCTAAGTAACACTATGTGCCAAAAGTATTAGTGGCACAGTAAATGAGCACGGTTCTGAAAATCGTGTATTGTAGTTTCAAGTCAAACAATTCTCTTCAAAATGGATTACGACACTTTCGACACTGATGTTTTTTCTGAGATCAATGACATGCCAGGTGAGATTTATGATGTGATTGAATACAAAGAAGAATATGAAGATGATAAGAAGTTTGATGTAGAAGGTTATATTAACGGGAAAGTTGATTACTAAGTAACATCGAGGGCTGCACAGTATTAAGCGTAAGACCCTCCAAACATTTTCTCTTTTTAACCTCATGAACTACACTCTCAAGCAACTTCAAGACCGTGTATCAAGTATGATCAAAGAATTGGGAGAAGATGCAGAATGTGGCGCGTGGATTTATACCAAGAATGATTGTCATTTGAAGGATGAAAATGGTGAGATTGATTATGATAACAACATAGAAGATCCTGAGTTGGTTAGACGTATCTTTGATGATGTAGGAAACATTGATTACATCTATCAGGTGATTCAAGAGAGTGTGGATGAAGTCGTAGAAGAGCAATGGATGGCATATCAACACGAGTTAGTGTAAGGCACTAAGTGTCACAAACCAGTCGGCTGCCGACCAGTTGGATAGGTGTCACACGAAATGGGCACAGGGGCGGAAACCGTGTATTGTAGACACATGAACAAAACCAACCTTTTTTCCGATTCCAATCTGACCGAACTTCAGGACTTTATGTTTGACACTATGCTACCTGCTGAAATGTGTGTAGATTGGTTCTGCGAACGTTTCAACGTTAGCGCAACTGATGAAGTCATTGATTTTGTCGTTGATTCACACTTTGCATTCTTCGGTAACTGACACTAACCTCTCTGTTCTTCATTAACACAAACTCATGCGTATTTGTCTTTCTGCCATTGTTATTTTGTTGGGTGCCAATCTTCTCATCGATCTATTAGATTCTGATATGATGGAAGTCATCAACGAAAGAAACGAAACGATTCAAAGACAAATTGATGCAATGTGAGGCACTAAGTGTCACAAACTGGTCGGCTGCCTGACCAGTTGGATAAGTGGCACACAAAAGACGCACGGCGCTCAAAATGCCCTATTGTACTTTCAGATCAAACAACGACACCAAACATGCGTAAGATCGAAACCCAGATGGTCGCAGCAATCCAGAACGACGAGCGTTGGTCATCTGCTAACACGACGGTCATCCCTGGATGGGAGGGAACCTCTGACGTGTATCTCCACGGTAGCAGAATTGCCACGATCGGTCAAGATTGGATGCAATTGTTTGACGGTGGGTATCAATCAAAGACAACTAAGTCACGCCTGAATGCATTACTTTCTGCCTTCGGAATGGACGGTGAGTATGTTTTTCAAAAGAACTTTCAGTGGTTTGTAAACTATCAGGGATCACCGATTCCTTTCTTTGACGGTATGCGGTTGGCATAGTGGCACACTGCCGCTTGATTTTTCCCCTCTGACCTGCCATACTAAGACCATGCAAAACAAGCACATCGAACACCCCGAAGACCTGATCCTCACGGGGGACCTGACCGTTCTGGATCTGCTAAGGACAGAGGGGCACCTAAGCGTCAAGATGGACGGCGCTCCTGCCATCGTATGGGGCACCAACCCCGCGACGGGTAACTTCTTTGTTGGCACCAAATCCGTGTTTAACAAAGTAAAAATCAAAATCAACGAATCTCACAATGACATCGATCAGAATCATAAAGGGGCAGTTGCAGACATTTTGCACGCTTGTTTTGATTGGTTGCCTCGTCAACGCGGGAATGGAATTTATCAGGGTGATTTCATCGGATTCGGTGGCACAGATGAATATACACCAAACACAATCACGTATCAGTTCGATGACATTGTAGAAGAAAAAATAATTGTTGCACCCCATACGTATTACACAGCAGAGAGTGACTTAAGGGATGCAATCGCACACCCTATGAAGTTCATCATCACAAACACATCTTACTGTAAGTTTGTGACACCCAGAGCAACGATTGCCTCTGGTTATTATGACGATGGATTGAAGAGATTTCATGACTTAGACGACGTAATTCGTTTCGCTAAGATAATGGCACAGAACATTGAGTTTGTATCAGATAAGGAAGCAAAGTTAATTAAGCAGGAACTTAACTCATGCATCCGTGAGAATCGTCCCGTGATTGCATCAACCTTTATGAATGAGAAACTCATCAGTTTCTGGTTGTTAGTTAAGTCCATTAAAGAGGATGCAATATATCTCTGCCGTAATGATGGTCCTAAGGCATACATCGGACAGACTCCAATCGGTGGTGAGGGTTATGTTTACTCCAATGAGTTTGGTATGGTGAAACTGGTTAATCGTGAGCAGTTCAGTTATGCAAACTTCAGCAACGCTAAGTTTCAACAAAGCGTGTGACGGTCAGCGAACTGGTCCAAAGGGGGTAGACGGACCCCCTCTATGGACTATGATAAGCACAGCAAACAAACAAAGGACACAGCATGAACGGTTGGGCAAACTACGAAACTTGGAACGCTTCCCTCTGGATCGGTAACGATGAGTTCCTTTACAACACCGCTCGCGCTTGCGTTCAGTTTGCCGAAGGCGAATCACCCTGGACTAAGTTCGTTCGCTGCATGACTGACGGACAGATCGGACGCTTTATCGGTGAGACAGACGACGGCGTTCGTTGGGATGACCCCGCGATCGATGCCGATGAGATGGCGGAAATGATGGCGGAACTCTGAGGGGATCCCCCCCTTTCCGTGCTACAATACACCCAAGCGAATCACCCCAATGGCAAAAGCAATCGGCAACACCCGCAGCAGCGACACCAACGTCAAAGGACAGGCGTTACGTGCTAGCAGTGGCGGCGGGATGACTTTCACCAAAGCACGCGGACTGGGTGCTTCTATGGTGGCAGACTTAGACGGAACCGTTAAGCGTGCCAAGGCACAGCATCGCGCCGACCGCATTGCTGCCGCCCGTGATCGTTTGATGAACCGACAGGGTCACTCACACCTTGCCTGCCGTTACTGACCTCATGCGTTCGTGACAGCAGCAGTGCCCCCCGTCCTTGGGGGTGCCCCCCCTGCGGCGCGTGATGCCCCCCCGTATATAAAAACGCCTAACTTCCCTAATCTATAAAGTGTTACGTAAGCGAGCTAAATTTACAGAGGGTATCAAAAAAATTTTTCGCTATATAAAATCATGGTGAAGGTTTACGTATATGCAAAAAAACTCCGGAGAAAATATTACCACTATAGAAGTCGATCCAGTAACAGGTGAGTATGTTGCACTAGTGCCCGAATGGATCATCTCAGAGTATGGTTGGTATGAGGGCACTCAACTCAATATGGAAGTTGATGGTGACAGTATCGTAATTACCGAACTAACTGATTGACTTCAAGGTAAATTACTAGTATAATTACTAGTGAATCGATTCAAATTCAAACTTGACCTAATTATGTCTAAAGGATTTACAGTAAAGGCAAAAACGCCAGTTAAAGAGAAAGCACCCGAATGGGATTATGATTACGCAAAAGAACTTATAAAAGGTAAGAGTATTGTATTCTGTCTACCTGGGCGTGGAGTATCTTATACGTATTTGAAGAACTTTGTACAACTTTGTTTTGATCTTGTTCAGGCA